AAAATTTTTAGTGGAAAAGGGCTTTATTTGTAAAACCCTTTAGAAAACATTGAGAATTAATAGCCGCCGTTTGCCTTGCAGAAATTATGTAGAAGTTCTTCCACGGCTTCACATTGCTGCTCAAAAGTCATATCTTTATTGCGGTTCTGCCAAATTTTACTTGCTTTTTCTTCAGCTTCTGCAATACCTTCTAACCGTTTCCCCGGCATACCCCTATAGCCTGTACAAATTGTTACGCCATAAACTTCATATACATCAAAATTCCATCCATAAACGCCGCTCGTATATGCTATCGGGGTATGGTTTCTTAAAAGAAACTGTAAACCGCAATAACTAGCATATTTCAAATTTGCCGAACCTTCGCGCAGTGCTTTAGCAGTAGTTTTAATCTTCATTTTTTAATACCTTCCTTTTTTGATTTTTTGTTTTTGTTATTGTCATTCCCTCTTGACGGTTTTTATTATACACGAATTTCTCGATATTGCAAGATGTAATATTGCACAAATAAATAACGGTTTGTTTGGCTAATTTGTATATGTTGTTGGAACTGGATAGTTTATGTGGCTGGATAGTTTAATTTAATGATTTAATTTGATAAAGTATTTAAGTAAAAGAAAAAGAGCGGTTATTCATTCCCGCTCAAATTCTTATACGATTTCGTACCAATCGTCAAATTTTGCATAAAAGTGTTTGGCTTGGTGCTGCCCGTTATACGTTTGTATTTGTAAATAGATTATTTAATTTTCTTAAAAATTTTTATCTACCTTATTATATATAAATTAATCGGGCTGCACCGGCTTAATAGTCAACGGCAGAAGCGGCATTAACATATTCATAAATCATAAACTTGCGGCTTAATTATTATATAAATATAAATCGGCTAAATAATTATTTGTAATATATATAATTATATATAATATGTTATAAATATAATTATATGTATATTATAATAATATAATATTATTTATATATAGTTATAGTTATAATATAATGGGGGATGATAGCTATCTATATATGTTATAATAATTATTTATTATTGATATATTATAATGATATGATGTATATTATATCTACTCCGGCTATCGGTGACTATAATATGATCATATTATAGTCATTATAATTTTAATTATATATTTATATATTATTCTATCTGTGGGCAAATGTTAACATTATTATCTATATATATATATTATATAATATTATTGATTGTATTTATTTTATATATGTTATATATATTTATTATATATTTGTAGTAGTGTAGTGGTGTGTGGTGTAGTCGTTGTTGTTATATTATTGTTATGGGAGTGGGTGTAGTTGTTGAGTTGTTTTAATAAACTATGAACAGTACGTAATACGAATATAGTTTACACAGATTGTAACAAATCTGTAACTATATTCGACATTTCGTTGTAATTCTTTATCAATCTAAACTGTTAATACAAGATAATAATAATTATGTGGTGGATATACCACCCTTTATTTAATTAAATCGTTAAATTATTGGGGGGTTAATTTCGGACAAAAGGAATTTATTTGAAGCAAAATTGAGGTGTAGTTCTAACAAACCAACCTCACATAACCCAACAAATCGAAATAAAAATATAATTAACAAATTATTAATAATTATATATATTGACATATTGATATATACATGATAGAATGATAGTGGTGGAATAGGCGGTTAAATAAAAAATGTTGCCGAACCTATAGATAAAATATACTATAGGGTTTAGAACATTTTTTTGATAATGCCGATTCTGTGGATTCTGCCAAGTGCTATTGGCGCACTTGGTCGGAGGTCTAACATATTTCAAGGAGGCGCTATGTATAGTTTTTCTGAAGAGCAAGAAAATTCAATAATATCAATAGCTGAAGGACTTTTAGGCCAAGATTATAAATATGGCGAGTTGTGCGATAAATTAGGGATAAATAGAGTTTCTGGTAAGACAAATAAAGCAAAGCAGTTTAGAGACTTGGCTAATTTGCTTATAATAAAAAACATTCCTTTTGGCAAACAAAACAAGTATAGAATCATAGATATAAGAGACGAACCCCTATTGCCGTATTACGATAGAGATGAATGGTACTGGTCATTCAAAACAACTATCTGCCAAATTTTAGCCAAAAACCAATATCAGCCAGTGTGGTTTACAAGAACCCCGTTACTCAATAAGATAGGAATGGTTAATGATAATTATTCTGTCATTATGAGCAAAGATAAGCGTGCCACATTAGAAATGATTTATTCTCGGCCTTTTGAGCAAGAATATGAGGCCTGCAAGGTAATGGGCAATCTTTTGGCTGATAGAGTATATAATGCTTTGCATAAAATGGAACAAGAACGGATAATAAAATATTTTGATGGATATGCCATTAGAATAGTCAAAGATTTTACCACATCATTTATTCCTATCAGCTCTTCAGATCAAGATAGGGGCACAGCTCTTTATCAAATTTTATTTAGTATAGAAAATCAGGCTATAGATAATATTTGTAATCAAGTCGGCTGGAAGAAACTAAGTGATGGGGCATTTGTAAATCGAACGGCTATAAAGCAAATATATTTTTATCAAATACTTGAAGAAAGGAATCGGCTAATTAATCGACCTGAAAATATAGATAAGCTAAAAGCATTAGGGTTACAGTTCGATTCTATTGAAGAATTTTATGATATTAAATTTATTATACCTGATATGCGCCTTGCCGAAGAAATAACTTGCTCAAGGCGAAAAGCAAAAAAAATACTTAACCTTGCTGCTCAAGATAAAATCTTAAACAGTAAAAGCCAAGTATTGGCTAAATATGAGACTATTAAGGCTGGGCTTGTAGATGTATGTATCGATGACGAGAGTAAGACTAATTATAAAGAATTAATAGATAACGCATAAATAAAGAGGATGAAAATCAATTCATCCTCTTTTTATTACATATTCTTAATTATCTCATCAATCTTATGAGCGCAATTAATAAAATCTTCTTCTTTCCAACCTTTAGTGGTCTGAGCTGCTGTGCCAATTCTTAATCCGCTTGCTTGCATAGGGCTACGTTTTTCATTAGGCACACAATTTTTATTAAGTGTTATGTTGTGTTTATCAAGTTCATCTTGTACCATTTTGCCACTAAGATTGGGATAAGTTTTACTGAGATCTATAAGAAACAGATGATTGGCCGTACCACCAGTAATTACATCATAGCCCATTTTAATAAATTCATCGGCCATTGCTTTACAACTTTTAACGACGTTATAAATATATTGATGATATTCATACGTAAGTGCTTCTTCTGCGCAGATCGCCTTAGCTGCAATTATATGCTCAAGCGGGCCACCCTGAATGCCGGGGAAAACAGCTGAATCAATCTTTTTAGCTAAATTATTCTTACAGAATATCAAGCCGCCTCTCGGGCCTCTAAGTGTTTTATGAGTAGTAGTTGTGATAATATCTGCATAACCAAAGGGAGAGGGGTGTTCACCGCAAGCAACAAGACCAGCTATATGAGCCATATCAACCATAAAAATAGGCTGATAATCTATATCATATCCGATAAACCTATCAAGCCGCACAGCTTCAATTATTTTATGGATTCGCTTAAAATCAATTATCTGGCTATATGCACTAGCACCGGCGAGAATAAGCTTAGGTTGATAATACCTTATCTTTTTCTCTAAATCTTCATAATCAATAAATCCATTAGAGTCTACATCGTATGAGATGATACTATAGAGCTTGCCACTAAAATTAACTTTAGAGCCATGCGAAAGATGTCCCCCATTATCAAGGCTCATAGAGAGAATAGTATCACCCGGATTAAGCACAGCCATATAAGCCGCCATATTAGCCTGAGAACCACTATGAGGCTGAACATTAACGTGATACATATCGGTTACGCCAAATACCTCAAGCCATTTCTTTTGGCAATAAGATTCGAGTTCGTCGACATTTTCACAGCCACCATAGTATCTTGTGTACGGCTTTCCTTCGGCATATTTATTCGTGAACACACTGCCACAAGCCGCCTTGATAGCATCAGATACATAATTCTCACTTGCTATAAGTTCGACTGTATTATCCTGTCGATTCATTTCTTTCTTAAGAATTTTAGCAACTTCGGGTGATGTGCTTGCTATTGTATGCAAAACATCTACATCATAATTACCGCTCATTTATACCTCTTTCTTTTAACAATATCTCAATTAATTTTATAGCATTTTTAGCTATATCTCGAACAAATTCAGTATGCCCATAAGCCATTAACATATGTAAATCATCAAGAATTTCATATGTGCCCTTAACCGAGTTCGACATAATTATATCCCCAATTATCTTTACATATATCTATCTGTGTTATTGATATTCCCTCTGAATCAGTTACCTCAAGATTTTTATCGATAATTTCTTCAAGTTCTTCTATAAGCTCTCTAACTGTCATAATTATTTATCCTCCATTGATTTCCATTTAAGTTTCGCAATTTCGTATTGTGGGGAATCTGTTCGTATACCATTTTTACAAGACTTGCATGGTTCTTTCCATGTTATTCCATCATGTTCGACATTGTTATATTTACATTCAAAACAGTCTGCCATATCACCACTGAAATCATAATCAAACGATGTGTCTTCGCCCTCGTGAGCAATAGCCCAAATAAATCGAATATAATTTATACTATCTTGGCATTTCTCTTTGAGATCATCTTTGTTCGAGAAATCATTATTTTTTATCTTATCTCTGAGTGCTACAAGATGCTTGACAAGATACCCCCAACAAGCTTGAGCTTCAGTGCAACCACTTATGTCAGCGCCAGATGCAAAATTATGGAGGGCATCATTAGGTGCGCTATATATTCGATTCTTAGCCTTGAGCGTGACCAGACTTTCGCCGTCAAGCTCATCAAGTAGCTGTTCAAATCTTTCGTGTGTCAATTACTCATCATCCTCACTTTCAATATTTTCTTCATAAGTTCCATAATGTACCTCCTGATTAAAATTATTTTTTAATACATCTATTGCTTGTTCTATGGGAATATAAAAGAACTCTCTATTGGGCGATACTCTATAAGCATCAAAATAATTATGCATATTTGATTCAAGCTCAAATGCGTCGTTATTAAAGCAATAGGCTTCAAGTTTGAACGGGAATGGCAGGCTTGACGAGCTTAATTCCTTCACTCTCGCCATCGGCCCAGATAGACGGCGAGTTACACCTATTTTAACCATATCAGGTAAAGACGGAGAAGAAATAATATACAAATAACCGGCTTTAGGATTATTTATACGATAATCAATATCGACAAGCCTCAAATCTATATTAGCTAATTTAGATTTAATTTCTTCTCGTTCAGATTCGCTAAGGGCATGAGCAAATGCAACATCCATCGCTTCTTTTTCTGCTTTAAGTTGTTTCCTTTCTTTTTCAGCTTCTTCAAGCAATTTCTGTTCTTCTCTAAGTTGTTCCCGTTCTTTTCTTTCTTGCTCTTTACGAATTTTATTAGCTTCTTTTATTTGGGCTTTAAGTTTTAGCATTTCTATTCGTTTAGCAACATAATTTTTATTCAGCGATATGCCGATAGCAACTGCTTTCTTTTGGAGTTGATTGAATTTCTTTTCGATTAAACGCTTTGATTCTTCATAATTATTCAAAGTAATGGATTTTTCTTTGGAGTCAATATAAGCTGTCATGCTATACATCAGCCCATCACCATGAGCTTTCTGAAGAGCTTTGCCTTTAGATATAGAATCATCCAGAGTTACTTGTTGCTCAATTCGCCAAAGTCCAAAATTGAGAGAATGAATAATTTCGTTCTGCAAATCGACTCTTTGCTGTTCCAATTCATCAAGGCTTTGAGCTGGAATATAGGTCTGTCCAAGGTCAATATAAATATTTGTCGCATCAAGTCGATTTTGAACAGAATTTAATTCGACTTCAATGGCTTTCTTTTTATTTTCGACTTCATAAATTTGCTTATTAATTTCAGCCAATTTTGCCTTAGCCTCATCAACTTGAGCGTTATATCTTTTTATCGAATCAAACAAACTCATATATCTTAGCTCCTTTGTGCTACTAATATATCATATCGATTTTTACTTGTCAATAGGAAATTAATAAAAATTTTTAATTTCCCCTACAACCCCTTTAATATTATATTATTAAATAATTATAATATAACTTAGTTAATTTGTCAATGTATAAATAATATAATATATTATAAATTAATTAAATATTATTATTGACAAATATTTATATTTATGTTATAATTATTATAATATATAATATATTATAATATTTCTTTGGTACTTTCTTTACAAAAGAGTTCTAATTAGCTGCAGCTGGACATAATTTATTTGACTTATGTCCGATTTTGTGGTATAATGCATTTGAACCAAGGAGGTGAAGCAATTATTTGGTTTGAAATGAGTTATAATGATTATTGGGCTTATAGAGATTTGTCATTATCTCAAAGATGTGAAAATGAGCCTGATGATTTTGATATAAATAATTATCAAGAACAGGAGGAAGATAATTGAGCCTTAATCGGCAATGTTTTTTGTATTCGGTTTGTACTGATGCTTTTTATGAGCCAGAGGAACAAGAGATACATAAGCGGCTATTAAAACTATATAGCTTACGGAAACTACTTAAAGATTCCAAGCTAATAGCTAAAAATGAAATTGTTAACGATTATGATTTCTGGAAAAAGTCGGTTAATATATTAATTAAAGCCGAAAAGGATAAATTAAGTGAAATTCTTGATAGGAGACTCAATGATAGGACGCCAAGAATATTAAATCCTGATGCGCTTAAAGATAAGGCTATTATTAGTCTGTTTGAGAGCAGCCTTACACGGGCTTTAGAGATTAAGCAAAATGAACTTACTCGAGATTTATTTATTCTCAATGTTTTCTTCTTCCAGATATTTGAATCATTAGTAAAAGACGGCTTTATTTATAACGGCAATAAATATGTATTTCTTACGGCTTCGGCTGGTCAAATTCGCACTAAACGAGCCGTATTTATTCGAGAGGATAGATATGAAGCTATTCAGCAGAAAATTATGTGTGGGCTAACGGTCGAAGAGATAAATAATCGTGGGGGTATAAATACTAACAAGTATCTTGCCTACCTTGCCCTCTGTAATTCTGCCACTGATGTTTGGGAAGATTTTGATATTGATCGGTCGATAGTAGTTGATGATTTTGAAACTGATGTTGCTGGTGAAGTTGATTATATTAACAATGTGACATACGAAATCGAACGCAAGTGGATGGACACACCTATTCCTCACATGGATGGATGTGGTATGATGTTAGATTCCCCAACTAGAATGTGTCGACTGCCTTTTATTAAAGGATTGTTAGTAACGTTCCCATTCGACAAATTTATTCAAGAACGTTGTAATGGTGAAGCAATAGTTACAGATATATATGGTGTAGAACACGATATAATAAAAGAAAACATACGATATATATTTACTAAATCGCAATTCAAACTGCATTAAATTTGGTGCCTTTACGTAGTAATACGTATCGAATAACGTGGTGAACCTACAAATGTAGGGTGTGCAGATTATACTGCGCTAACAGGGAAAACTAAGTAATTGATTGAATATATTTTTATTTGAATGGAGGTGAGAAAAATAAAAGGAATTGATATAGCTGGGGAGCGATTCGGGAGACTTGTAGCGATTGAGCCAATTACAATTAATGGTCGCAGAAAGTGGATTTGTAAATGTGATTGTGGTAGCATTAAAGTTATAGCGACTGGCGCTTTAATGAGCGGTGGCACAAAATCATGTGGATGTTTGAGCAAAGACTTTTTGGACTTAACAGGCAAAAAGTTCGGCAGGTTGGAAGTAATTTCTAAGAACAAAGAACGAAGTGTCAATGGCTATATTCATTGGAATTGTGTTTGTGAATGTGGTAATAGGGTAGTCGTCTCTACGAGCAATCTTACAAATAAAGATATATCGAAACGAGTACAATCTTGCGGATGTCTTAAAAGGGAAATAGCGTCTAAAAGATTTAGTAGTAAATTAGATGGTAAAGTATTTGGCAAATTAACAGTCCTTTATAGAGCAGGAACTCAAGTTCAAGGAAACGGCGATAAAAAGTCACTTTGGCATTGCAGATGCGAATGTGGGACAGAAATTGATGTCATAGGTAAGAATTTATTAAATGGGAATACGCAGTCTTGTGGATGTGTGGTATCTCGTGGAGAATTATTGGTTAGAAAATATTTAAATGATAACAATATCAGATATTTAACACAGAAAACATATAGTGATTTGCGAAGTAGCAACAATGGAAGGTTGCGGTTTGATTTTGCTGTATTGGATGATAACAATGATGTTCTTGGTTTAATAGAATATCAAGGAATACAACATTATAAGAATACTGGCATTGGTGAGCTTGAACGAGAAGAAACAGACGCTTTAAAAAGACAATATTGCCAATTACATAATATTCCTTTGCTTGAAATACCATATAATCAAGACTTACAAAATCTTATAGATAACTTTTTACAATCAATCAATTATAAGTCAACTCTGTGCCAAGCCTCTAAGGAGGAAGGTTAAACGACTATCCTGAAAAGGAGTACAGATGAGGTGAAATTCCTCATTTGGAAGTGCCACGCCCCTTGTTTATCAAGGGTGATGATATAGTCTACTCCCCTAATAAATATCGGGAAACCGAGGGTATAAAGGAAATTTTATGATTCGTGGGATTGCTATAAAGCCCAGTTCAAAGCATGGCAATGCGAAGCTTGTTATTGCAATATCGAAGAGCCGTTTATTCCTAAAGCTAAAATAAATTATCAAATGCTTCAGACGCTTAGCGATATAAAAGATGATGAGATTGAGCGAATAACACGGCGCACAGTTGATGAGATAAATAAGGTTGGCAATGATTATCAAACGACCATGAGATTGTTAGGTGCTACGGATTATAATCAAAATCCAAATTATTTTCAACAGGCGCTAATGCTCTATCCTGAATTGTTTAGAGATGCTTATCATCGAGATATATTAAAACAAGTTAAGAAAAGCTTAGTTAAACAAGCCAAAGGCGGTAGATTAGTAGTAAATGGACGCTATCAGTTTTTAGCTCCTGATTTATATGCTTTTTGCGAATGGTTATTTTTAGGCATTCAGAATCCTGATGGATTATTGGCCGATGGTGAAGTATATAGTCGGCTGAATCGTGACGGAGCTGAATTAGCTTGTTTGCGTAGTCCTCATCTTTATCGTGAATGGGCTGTAAGAAAAAATAAACGTGGAGAAGAGTTAGATAAATGGTTCGGTTGTACTAAATGTATTTATACAAGTACGCATGATTTAATTAGCCGCTATCTTATGTTCGATAAATCGTCCATGTCGAACCTATTGGAAACAATAGGATATAAAACAGTGTGAACCTATAAATGTAGGGTGTCGTTCTTACCATATTGGGAATCATAGGAAATGATGATTTGAAGAATGGCTAACAGGGGAAAGTGAGTCTAATCCTGTGCCAAGGCGTAAAGCAAGGTGCATCGACTATCCTTTATGGAGTAGTTTATAGGTGAAATTCCTATTTACCAAGCGCACTGAGCCTAAACGGGAAACCGCATGGCTATGATATAGTCAGCAACTCCAAGTGGTGGACGGAGATAAATCTTTAGTTATACAAGACAGGACATTAACTGCCATAGCTAAAAGAAATATGAAAGATATTAGACCGCTTGCTTATGAACTCAAAAAAGCCAAGGGCGGTTTAATAACGCCAGAAGCATTATATGAGGGCATGAGTCATGCTTATACTGGCGGCAATATTGGCCCTATTAGCAATAATATAACAAAAGTATGGAATAGCGGTAACATTGGTGAAGAGCAGTTAAATGTGGTTAAGTGGTTGTGTTTATATAATAATGCGGTTATAGACTATGCCAAAACGTTGTGGTTGCCTGAACCGCCAAAAGATATAAACAAAAAAATTAAATCATATACAAAAGCTAAAGTACCACATTTTTTTATTTATGCAAAAGACAAAGAATCGGCTCAATGTGAGCAAGTAAATAATTCAACTATGAATCGTATATCAAATGTTATACCGAATCCAATGGTTAGATATAATAAAAATTTACGGCAATTCGATTATCAGATGTTAATGAACCATGATGCTGATTTTACTATACGCCGCAGTCCGATACTCGATTCGTATGACTATTGGCTGAGACATAAGTATGAATTTTATGACCCCAATGAAAGTATAGATGATGAAGATTTATATATGTATCAGCAGATAAGAGAAAAGATACTTGATCTGGGCGATAAAGATTATGTGGTTAATAGTTTAGTTGCTTATTGTTATACAGTTAAGAAGTCGAGTAATAAAAAATTATTATGGGCTTGTTTCGGGAAAGAAATAGTAGAGAACATTAAGCGGAACTTGCCTGAACTGGAAGAAAGGCAGGGTAAGATATGTCCGATATGTGGTAGGAGATTCAAACCGAGAGTACAGGGCAATAGCAAGTATTGTTCTGATGAATGTTTGAATTTGGCTAATAAACAAGCGTCTTATGCCCGTTGGGAAAATGGCTGAAACTTTGAAAATAAATTTGGCCCAAAGCATTGATGATACTGGGGTTTTATTGATTTAATTCATTAAAACTATAGTATCATTAGGGAGGCAACATAATTTAGTTGCTGAATTAGTTAAATAAAAATATTAAGGAGTATGACTTAAATATGGAAATGTGGCTTAATTTTATTGTTAGCGTTCTTAGCGGACTGGCTGTTTGCATACCTCTTGTCGTTAGGCTGGTCGTTGCGGTTAAGGATGTTATCAAGGAAAAGAATTGGTCTGAGCTGTGCAAGATTGCTATGCAGTTTATGATTAGTGCTGAGGGTAACTTTGCTAATGGCGCAGATAAGAAAGAGTGGGTTATGGATGCTGTGGCTGATGCAGCTCGGAGCATTAGTTATAATTACGACGATGAAGCTAAGGCTAAGATGTCTGATATGATTGACGCTATGGTTGGCCTTTCTAAGGAGCTTAATAAGAAGTAATTAACCCATAAGGAATAAAAGGAATGCAAAGGAAAGAAAAAGAGAGTTACATAAATTATTGTGAAAGATGTACTCAAGCTCTTGCATTAGGAACAATAAATTATCAAGAATGGGCTACAGATGTATTAGGTGAGATACCTTATTCTGATGAAACATTGCGTAGGTGCTCGTTATTCTTTAGCCGATTCTTAGATAGATTAAATCAAGAAAAAATTAACTCTATTGACGATGTTGATAAGCTGGCCGAGATGAGACGGGCAAAGGATGAGCTTGAGCGAGAACGAATGAAGATACATCAACAGAATTTAGAGCTTAAAGAAAACTATAGATGGCAAGCAAGAAACGAGCTTTATCAAGAAAGAATAATTGATGCTATAAATAATCTTGAACCGATTAAGGTTAAAGTGCCGCATAATCTTGGGTTGCCTAAGGTAGATTCAACCGGGCTTATTTGCCTAAGTGATTTCCATGCCGGTTCGACGTTTGAGATAAAAGGGCTTTATGATGAAACAGTTAATAAGTATAGTTTTGATATTATGAAGGCTCGTATGTGGCGCTTGCTTGATAAGCTTGAACAAGACGATATAGTATATGACGATATTACTATTGCGTTATTAGGCGATTGTTTTGAGAATATACTTAGACCGGGTAGCTTAACCAAGCTTAGAGAGCCGGTTATTGATACTGTTATAAAATTTTCCGAGTTTATATCTCAATGGATTGCTGAAGTACAGAGAGATTTTAATGTACCGATTAATGTTGTAACAATCGGCGGCAATCATGATATATCACGACCGCTTGGCTCTAAGCCTCAGTTCGAGGAAGAGAATCTTGTTAAGCTTGTAGTAGAATTTATGAAATTACGGCTTAAAGATTGTCCAGATGTATATATAGACGATTATACTGAAGTAGCCGTTAAGAATATTCGCGGGACGAATGTAATGTTTACTCACGGCGTGACTAAGGATTTAGCTCAAGACTTGGAATATTTTAGCAATCTGTATAATATTGATATCGATGAGGTATATGCTGGCCATTTACATTCATTCAGCAAAGATAATGCTTGTGGCATAACTGATGTTGGCGATAGGCATATAGAGCGAGTTGGTTCTATATGTGGCATTGACCCTTATGCTAAGAAGATAAGAAAAGCCGCGCGTCCATCATCGACTGTATGTATTTATACCGATGAAGGTCGTACTTGGCGTAGAGAATATTATTTATAATATTCGAAAGGAGGCTACTGTTCTTTGAATTATCCACTGGTTTATCCGAAGCATAATTAAAAGGAGGTGGTCTGCCCATTTGGGCATATCTCATAGTAAGCACAACTCAATGTGAACTACTATGTCAATTGAATATTGAACGAATCCCTTAGAATTATGCTAATTCTAAGGGATTTTTTATAGAATAAGAGGAATAAAATGAAAAGTAATGAAATATTATGTTCTTCTTGCCGAACAATAAAACATCAATCTGAATTTGCTAATGGATATGGCGCGCAAGCAGGTCGCAAAGTATCTGTTTGCAAGGAATGTTGTGCTTCTAAGTTAGAAAAATATGAGCAGCGGGTAGGGCGAGTTGGTGCATTTTGGTTGTTAATGGCTGAATTTGGTATACCGTTCATCCAACAAGTTTATGATGCTGCCTATCACGCTTCGATTAGTATTAAAAAAGGTGCTAAACGTCCGGATTTAGTTGAGTTGTATGTAAAAAAGCTTAATCTGCTCGATATGAAATATGATGGCTTTTGGGATAGTGATACTATGCTTGATGATATATTAAACGAGCATAAAGAAACTCTTGACCCTAAGTTAGATTTAGCTTTAATGAATAGAATATGGGGCAAATATCCTGATGATAAATATGCCGAGGCATACGATTTTCTTGAAGATAGGTTTAACGAATATACTAAAGATATATTAGATATGGATGCGAATCTAACAAACCGTTATAGAGATTTGTGTAAGGCTGAGTATCAAAAGCGAGTGGCCGATGAGTCGGGTGATATTGGGGAAATACAAAAGGCTCAAAAAGTTGTTAATGATATGTTGGCATTATTAAAGTTAAACAATTTTCAAGATGTTGCTAAAAGTGATGCACAGATAGCTTTTGAAAAGGCTATAGCTATGATTGAATATACCAAACCCGCTGAGTGTGAAGAACTTGATAAATATGTTGACATGTGCGGACATGAGCGTGATAATGCGGAAATGATGAGATGTCTTAGGAATGCTATCGCAGGAACACGCGACTATCCTGAGATACCCCGTGATGAAAGGTAAATATTATGGCTCAAACTAATAGTCTCAGTCAAATGGGTGGTATTCAACAAAAATTTATCAATGAAAAGCTTAGACGCACTGTGTCAAGAGGCGGTCTAATAAAGGCCGAAAAAGAAGAAAATATTATTGAATGGGACACACTATTTAGGCGAAATTGGGATATTTATGCTGAGTTAATATTAGGCGTTAAGTTAAAGCCCTTCCAACGTCAAGCGCTACATTTACTTGGGGTTTCTGACGTTTTCTTTTGGCGTGCAAGTAGAGGTACTAGTAAAATATAATATTTTGCTTAGAATAAGTAAAACATGGATAGCTTATTCTGAAATCCGGCAATATCGGTGGAGGCCCATTGACTTAGAGGGTAATACCGAGATAACTTATATAGTAACATATATAAGCATCGTAACGCATAGGAGATGAAACCATTAATGGAATATAATTCTCCCACGAGTGTCGGACGCACACCATGTTATATGTGCGAAAATGTATGCTATTCTTATAGGATTCAATAACTATAAGTAGGTAGGATAAAAAGCCTACCTATCACTTTGTGTGATTAAGAAGAAAACCTTTATTTCCGCGCTGGCAGCAATAGTCAAGCTTATGCTTTATCCAAATTCTTGGATAGTTGTTACTGCATCGACTTCTGACCAAGCTAATAAAATTGTTGAAGATAAAATCGTCGGCGAGATAATACTTAAATTATCACCTTATTTACTTTATTTCTATCAAAATAGATGGATAGAAGTAACTAAGCCCGGTGATGGTTATGTTATAAAGAATACGTTAAATGGTTCGACATTAAAAGTTCTTGCTCCTGTTCCTAGTTCTAAGGGTAGCCGTAGTACATTTACTATATATGATGAAGTTGCCATTATGAAAAAAGGCGATATTGATGATATATTCGATGGTATGCTATTCCCTCGTCAAGCTGTTTATCTTAGCAATCCTTTGTATGCTAAGAATAAACGTTGGGTTGAAGAATCAAAGGCTATATATCTAACATCGTCTTATTATCAATTTATGTGGTGGTATAAGACGTGGAAAGATTGTGTTTCGGGCTATTATATAGATAAGCGTACAAGATATAATGTATATGCTTCAGACTTTTTTGTTAGTATAGATGCTAACTTAAAGACATGGGGAGATTATAGAAGAGCCAAGAAAATTAATGGCGACATTGAGTTTAGAATGAACTATCTCAATGAAGCTGTTGGCAATAGTGAAGATGCGTTCTTTAGTCTTGAATCGTTTAAGAATAATCAAATATTAGAAAAATGCTTTAGACCACCCACCCCAACAGATATAATTATGGGGAATGATTTAGGTAATAAGCCTAAGAAAGATAAAGAAGTTCGGCTTGTGGTAGCCGACTTTGCGTGGACTGAAACTAAGAGCGGCGGTAATGAATCTGACCGCAGTGTAGCTATATGTATGTCTGGGCATTGGAAGAGAGATTATTTTGAACGGCATATTGATTACATTGAATTATTACCCACGGCTGATGACCCTGATGCTTGTGCTGATAGAGTAAGAGAATTATTCTGGTTATATGATGCCGATTATGCCGTGCCAGACGCGAGAAGTAATGGTGAGGCTATTATGCACTCATTTAGCAAGCCGTATACAAGTGGGTTATATGGTACTGGCATAAATAATTGTGGCTTAATGCCGTCAGATAAAGATGTATATCAAGTTGCTGATGCAAGTAAGATAGATTATTATAGGAATAATATAGTAGACAAAAATAGCTTACCTTGCATTATTCCCATTATTGGTTCGGCTTCTTTGAATACAGCTTATTGGAAATCGACTAAACAAGCGCTTGAAAGAAACAGGGTTAAGTTTTTAATAGGCGCGGCTGACGCTCAAGGCAAATTAGAAGATTCTGGCGAGTATTTTAAGATGGATTCTAATCAGATAGTTAATGCTATTTTGCCTTATGGCCAAACTGACGAATTAATTACCGAAGCCGTTAATCTTAAAACGAATATTAAGAACGATAATATTCAACTTACAGCGCCTCGTAGTGGGCATAGAGATAGAATCGTTACTATGGCTATGGGTATGTTAATATTTGATTTAATTGAACGTGAATGGACTCGGCAAGAAAATGTCGAAGATTATGATATAGAGAATATGCAATTAATATGGTAACAAATAAGCAAGAAAGGAGGTTGAAGTTTGGCTGATAAATTATTAAGCAAAGAACAAGTGGATGCTGTCGTACAGTTTAGTGAGGGCTTATATGCTTATGATAAATTCGGTTACTGGTCACCGTGGCTAAGCAATTCGACTCTTCAAGGGTTAAACAATAATCCTAAAACGCCGTCTGTCGATAAGGTTCGAGAAGCATTAGCGAATTATAAAGATAGTGCCGAGACGATTCAGGGCTATATGGAGTATATGAATTTCTATGATATGCTCTTTGCTCGAACTGTTATGTCTTATGTAAATGCCTTATCTTTTGACCTTCAGATGACATGCACAAATGCGTTTACTCAGGACGATTACCAATCCGATGAATATTTAGCTGATAAAAGACGCATTGAAGATTTCTTAAATAAATTTAACTATAAATACGAATTCCGTAAGGTAGTTGAGCAAATAATGCTTCATGAGGCTTATTTCACTTGGTTTAGAAAAACTAAATGGGGTAATAAGGGCATGAAGTTTGCTTTACAGACTTTACCACAAGATAGATGCTTGCTTACTGGCTATTGGGAAAAGGGCTTATTGTTTGACTTTGATATGTCGTATTTCCTTCAGGCTGGCGTAGATATTGATGGTTACGACCCGGCATTTAAGAAATATTATAATCGAGTATTTGGCAATTCGGTAAGTAGTATGATGGATTATCGTCCAACCAATCCTCTCAACGAGCGTGTTGGCTCATATGCTATGTGGGCGCAGACTTCACCTGAGGATGGGGCTTGGGTATTCAAATTTTCTCCAAGCAACTTTAATACTACGCCGTTTTTAGCGCCTTATCTTAAAAATGCCATAACTAATGATGAGGTTGAGCAATTACAAAGAAGTAAAGATGTACAAGAGGCATATGCAATATTGGCTGGCGAAATAGCCACATTTGATAATGCTAAGTCTGGTACTCAAGCCGACCAAATGGTTTTTAATCCTAAGACGCTTGGTCAATTTATGAGCAAGGCTAAAGCTGGATTGAGTAATGGTATTAGATTGGCCGCATTACCCTTAAAGAATCTTGATATGTATCAGTTTGAAGATAAGAATACTGATATGTATCAAACTCAGCTTTCTACTTCTGCGGCTGTGGGTACTGGACTTAGTCGTGTTATTTATTCAACTGATAGAATGAGTAATGCCGAGATTGAGGCGGCTAAGGATGAAACTTATAATACCATGAAGCCGTTATATTATCAGTTTAGTAATTTTATGGAGTTCTTTGCAAACAAGCTTACTAAGAAATATCATTTTAAGTTTATCTTTGATGGTTCTACCTATCCACATGAGAGACAAGCGAGATTCGATAAACTGACTAAAGTAGCCGATAAGGGCATTGTGCTTGGCCCGTCCGCATGGGCTAGTGTTTTAGGCTATAATCCGATAGACTTTGAACATTTACTTGATGAGGGTAAGTGGGGCGGTATGCAAGATAAACTTAGTTTGCTTCTTAATACTAATATAATGACTGATAGAGGCGAAAATGCTGGACGCCCTAAATCAGAAGGAATAGTAGATGAATCTACTGAACGAAATGAGGAAATGTGAATATGATAGTGTCTAAACCTACACAAGATGCTCTCATGGAGTTAATTAAACAATGTTTCATTGAGAATCGCAAGCTCGATAGGATTGTGTCGATTTTAAATGTTAAGTTCGCCATGAATGAAACGGCTAATTTAATTCATCATAATATTGCCCATTATTTCCCAGGGCTTAGTGATGAAATCGGAAGTCTGTGTTTAGAAAGATACAATATATCTGTACTTTATGGCGAAACACCGAGTGCTTTTGAAGATTATGATAAAGTGGTCGAAATTATCCACATTATAGAAAATCGTATAATTGATTTTCAATCGGCTATGATGGCTGTATGTAAAATAGCATTTGAGAATAATGATATAAATGTTTATACTGATATGCTTGGTTTGTTGACTGGATATAATAGGTTAGTTGAACAGGCAATTCTGATGGCTGATAAGATTGATTATTATGGTGAAGATAAGATAATGGAATTTGACCACGATATTTCTCATTTTTGGATTTTAGGAGAAGATGAGAAATGATTAGATTAGGCACTCCATCTCAAATTGATAAATATATTATACTTGATGATAATGAGGCTTTTCTGGCTCATCAATCTGGGTTTCCTCCTGAGTGGAAAAGTGAAGATGGAACATTATGGTTCAAGAAAACGAATAAGTTTGTTAAATGGTTAGAAAGTAATGGAATAAAAGGGTAGTTTGCTGGAAAGGAGGAAACTATGTGGAGATAGTAAAAGACATAGCCGCCGTGCTTGGCGTAATTTGTTCTTTTTCAGCGGTACTCACAATTTGTTCAAAATCGGCTAAGACGTTTATAGGTAATATATTTAAGAAATACGGCAATGATGATAGTATGGTTAAAATAGAAGAAAAGCTTAATTCTATTAATGATAAACTTGATTTTATTGAGTCATTAAATGCTATTACCGTTGATTTTACACGGGAACAGTGTCGTGGAATCATAAAAGACGCTTTTTATAAGCATTATGACGCAAAGGCTATTCCATTGTATGAGGATAGATATTTGCTCAAAATTAAAGATATTTATGTTGGTAGATTACATGGTAATAGTTTTGCGAAAGAACTATTGGATGAAATGGATAGTTGGGACATAGATTATTCTATGGCTAATCCTAAAGATGATGATTAATCAATAATGGTTTGAGGAATAGACATCCTCCACCATATGGGGATTTGTTGGATAATTACTAACCACCTCTTTATATTCATTGAGGAGGGTGTTTATGCACGAACAAATTTGCGGAGTTTATAAAATTACAAATATTATAAATGGCAAGATTTATATTGGGCAATCTGTCGATATTGAAAGAAGATGGAGACAGCACAAAAAGATAGGCCGAAATTTATCAGAAGATAAGTATAGTAGAGACTACGACAAGGTCCTTTATAGGGCAATGAGGAAGTACGGAGTTGATTCTTTCGAGTTTTCTATAATAGAAGAATGTGATGAATCAGAGCTTTATGAAAGAGAGCAATATTGGATTAAGTTTTATGAATCGACGACTATTGGGGATAAGGGTTATAATCTAAATGATGGCGGCGCAGGCGGTGGCGGTGTCCATCAAATGCGCAGTGCATATCAATATAGCTTGGACGGGAACTTTATAGCAGAATATAGGAGCATAAAGGACGCTTCTAAAGCTATGGGGTTAAACTCTGACAATGGAGCCATTCAAAACGTCATTGGAGTTGCTGGGAGAACATCTTGCGGTTATCAGTGGCGATATGAGAAACTTGATAAAATACCTCCCATTTCTTTTTATTCCAAGAAAAAGAAAGTCGCTATGTACGATAAAGAAGGATGTCTAATTAAGTGTTTCCGTAGTGCGAAAGAAGCAGGAGAATATGTTGGGCGAACAGAAAGCGCTATACAACATAATTGTAATCTTGATGGGTATTTTTGTTGCGGATATGTTTTTCGTTATTATGATAACGAACCGCAGACACATATGCAACCAGTGCGTTTACCGCCGAGGGTACATTATGGTAAAAGCATTGCTCAATACACAAAAGATGGAGAATTAGTACGAATATACGACTCGGTAATTGAGGCTACTAAAGCGTACAATGGAGGTGCTTCCCAATTATATAAGACCATCTATAATAAATACAATAGCGTTACTGGTTATACGTATAGAACGTTTAAGGGGTATGTATGGAAAATCTATGATGGAAAGGAGGCCGAAGATTGGAGAGATTAGTGAACTTTGAAATTGACGAAATAAAAAAAATTGATTTTGATGATTATTCAGATGAAGAGTTTGCTATTGCCCGTATGGGCTTTCTTTCGACAAAACCAAATTCACATAAATTAAAAATTTCAGAAAAGGTTTTGACGGAGTGCGCGAAGAGCGTGCTCGATAAATGGGTTGTTGCTGATATGCAATTTGGAGAGCCGACCACTCATACGAAGAATGAGCATATAGTTGGCAAAATTCCAAAAGACCAATCTATTGAATTCATTTATGATGAAGATGGGTATCTTAGGGCTTATGTTGATACAGTTATTTCCAAGATTTATGCTAAAGATTTTTGTGAAGCATTTGCCTTAGATGCAAATAGGGCTGTTTCAGTAGAAATGAAAGTTACTGTATCAGAGGATGATGAAAACGAAGTTATCGGTTTTGTTATCATTGGAGTAACTGTACTTGGTAAAACTGTTAAACCAAGTTGTCCTGATTCCGACATTACATTTGTTCGCTTTTCTGATGAAAAGGCTAACAGATTTTTTGAAGAACAACGAGACACTTCTACCGCTTTACAAAAATTTGTTAACGAGAGGAAACAATCAATGGCTGATAAATCCTATAAGATCGATAAGTCTAAAGAGGCTATGTCTGAAAAGGCATGGGGTGATGTAGACAAAACCGACCTGAGAAATAGAATAATGGAAGCTTCCAATAAAGCTAAACTTGTCAAGGATGTATATATGCTTGTCGAAGATGGCTGGGAAGATGCGCCGTCTGAGCACCTTAAATATCCTGTTATGTGCTTTGAGGGTGATACTTTAGTTTATAACCGATATGCGCTCGCGGCTGGGCTGTCATATGCCAAGCAAGAAGATGAGACTGAGGTTATTAATAAAATCGAGCGGATATATAAAAAGCTCGATATAGACGATTCTGAGGGGAAGGAGGAAGATGTTAAGATGAACGAGATTGAATTTGATAAGGTTGAAACTGAGGAACCCGCAGATGAGAATCAGAATCTTGCAGAATCTGAGGAAGTTGTAAATCAGCCCGTTACTGAAGATGGTAAGGCCGACAAAGACGAGTCTAAGGCTGAAACTGATGACGAAGATGAGCAGGAAGAGGATATGGCTGAAAAGCTGGCAAAGCTCGAACAGGATATAGAAGAACGTGATAATATTATCATGGAGAAAGATAAAGAGCTTGAAGAGCTGAGACAGTTTAAGGCTGATGTCGAGGAGAAAGAAAAGGCCAAGTCTGTTGAGGGCATTATGGCTGAAGTCAAAGAATTTCTTGATGATGAGGCGTTTAAGGCTTATCGTGAAGAAGGTATGCTTTGTAAGATGTCCGAGATTGACGGCTGGGCTAATAAAGTAAAGGCTGCATCTTTTGAAGCCTCTAAGAACAAGAAGTCTAAGAAAGAAAATACTAGTATTTGGGGCTTTGCGGCTCCCATTTCTAACAATTCCAAAAAGAGCGATTCTGTTTGGGATAGAATTTAATTAATAATGGTTTGAGGAATAGACATCCTCCACCATATGGGGATTTGTTGGATAATTACCAACCACCTCTTTATATTTATTAAGGAGGATGTTTATGATTAAAACAGATAGCGCATTTTATTGTGTATATGTTCATAGAAATATTGTGAACAATAAAAGGTATGTAGGCATTACTAGTAAGGTAGACCCCAAAGAAAGATGGGGACGCGCTGGTAATGGCTATTATAACAATAAGCATTTTTATGCTTCAATCCAGAAATATGGTTGGAACGCATTTGAGCATACTATAGTAGCTGAGAAATTAACTATTGATGAAGCGTGCGTTTTAGAGCAAGAATTGATTGCTAAATATAATTCTAACAACCCTTTATTTGGATATAACGTTTGTGCCGGTGGTGAAACCAATATTTTACCGCAAGAAGCATTAGATAAAATATCTGAAAAGAATAAAGGGCGAATTATGAGCAATGAGGTAATGAGGCGCAGAGCTGAGAATCCCAATCCTCCTAAGGCGAGAAAAATAGTTTGTGGGGGAAAGCTGTTTCGTTCAATTAAAGATTGCGCGGACTATTATGGAATATCGCCCGGAACTATGAATAATTGGTTTAGAGGTATAGGTTACGTGCCGAAAGAATTTGTTGACAAACAATTACATCCACTGGGAGTAGTTGTAGAATATCAAGAAATTCTCTCTAAAAGAAAATGGGTGCTTTGCGATGACAAAGAATATCCATCGGTTTGTGAATTTTGCAGACAAGAAAACATTCCCGTAGACACGGTTAATGGTTGGTTTTATGGTAGATATAATATGCGCGAAGATTATATTAAAAGAGGTCTGAGAAGGGACTTCAAACAAATGTATAAGATTATAATAAAAGAATAAAGGAGATTTTATAACAATGGCAAAGAATCATGCTATATTTAACGGCACGAGCTGCGCGTTCTGGGATATTGACGCCTTTAATATTTGCGGTATCGCTGCTACCGATATTGATAACGCTACTTTTCTGACTCTGGGTGCAATCGGTCTTGCTGATGATGGTGGCTATGAGTTCACTGTTACCGCTGGCGGTGACGGCACTTATATTGCTGGTACTCCGGCACAGGGTTACGGCATTGAGGCTGGTCTGTTTGATGACCCTCGTTACTTCACTAATGAGGCTGGCAAGCCTATCTCTGTGAAGCGCCTTGTTGCTGGTGACTGCATTGAGGTTGACCTTGCCGCGTTTACTGCCGACCCCGCTGCTAATGGTTATGCCAAGGTTGCAGCTTCTGGTAAGCTGACTGGCTCTGCTACTAACTCTGACCCGTTCAAGATTCTTGGTACTCACACTATTGATTGCGGTGGTGAGATTGTTAAGACTTGGATTCTGATGAAGCAGTAATTTATAAATTATTGTTTGATTTAATTATACATATTAAAAGGAGATAATATAAATATGGTTATATCTGAAGAAATCATTCAGTTTGCGAATGGCAACACTGATTTTTATGAGGCATTTGCCGATTACCATAATCATAAGGCGGCTGAGGAATGGAATTCCAAGATGGGTGCTTATGACCACAATGTTTCTCTGTCTGTGAAGTCCAGCAAGGTTCGCGATGCTTTCTTTGCTGAGGTTGAGCGTCTCTCTGGCTGCAAGATGACTGCCGAGAACAAGGATATGTGGATGGCAAATCCTATGACTAGATTTGCTACTTTTGCTGTTATTAACGCAGCTGTTAATGTTGTTCTGCCCGGCTATGTTCAGGCTACTTTTGCTCCCTTTGTTGATTTTCGTACTGTCGGTTATGCTGATGTTGTGAATCTCAAGATTCCGCCCAAGACTCTTTACACTGTTTCTAAGGGTAACAAGATTGCCGCTTAATGGCAACCAACCGCCCTGTTTGTCGGGTGACTGGCAAACATCCCATGTTAACTGCTTTGAATCCCTAAAGCTCTTATCGCTACAACGTAAAGATGAAATATGCTTAAGCGTGATATGCTACGAAAGTATAAAAAAGCATAAGAGATATTTATATGGTTAAATCCTAAGTAAATGTAAATGGGTATTTAGCATCCACATTCCGAATAGGGATAGGTTCAACGATTATCCTCTGATGGAGGAGTAGGCCGTAAGCTAATGACGGTCGAAAAATATGGCTCTTATATATTCTAAACTTGACATTTATAATTAAATATAGTATAATAGAGAAAGGAGATGAGGATATGTTTGATAACATTCAATTAGTAGAAATGCAATGGGTCGCACGAAATAGGAAGAGGTATGAATCTCTTGGATATAAATTCACTAAATTGTTTGATGTCTTTTTAGTTAAAGCGAAAGATTTAACTAAAGGCAGTGAAAAGTATGTAGATGTAATATGTGATTATTGTGGCAATACATATAGGCAACAATACAAACATCAATATTACCATAAAGGTAAGGATTGCTGTAAAAATTGTTGGAGTAAGAAAATGGAAGATTCTATGTTAGATATATATGGCGTTGCTCATGCTTTGCAATATCCAGAATTTACACAGAAGTATGAAAATACTTGTATAGAAAAATTTGGATGTAAAAAACATTTAGCGTCAAAACAAGTAAGAGAGAAAATATTAAATAGTTATTATCAACATGGAACTTGCCCAACCTCATCTCAACAAATAGAAGTTGCTTTAATGTTACCTAACATTTATGGTAATTGTGATATGAATGTGCCTTGTGGCGATGCTTTGTTGGATTGTGTTATGGATATTGATGGAGTTAAAGTCGATGTAGAATATGATGGTTCTTATTGGCATAGAGATATGCAAAAGGACAGACGCAGAGACGAATATGTTAAATCTCAAGGTTATAAAGTATTAAGGATAAAAAGTAGAAGGGCCATCCCCACACAAACGCAAATAAAAGAAAAGATTGATTATTTAGTCAGGGGTAATCATTCTTATACTGAATTAGAATTAGATATATAAGATGAAGAAATAATCTGGTCTCATATGAAAGTATGAGCAGTCTTGTTTAGCGCTCTACAAGACGGCATAGATATTGCGAATCTATGTGAACACAACGTGCAAGAGGTGAGCGCACTTCGTTTAGACAGCGCAAGTACGCTGGCAACATCGTTCTCAGCCCCATTGAGCACATCATTACTACTTATGTTGATATGGCTCGTGTTCTCGCTGGCAAGGATGACCTTGCTGAGGCTGTTCGCGCTATCGTTGTCTCTATTGAGATTGATATGAATAAGGAAGTTATGGCTGCTCTGACCACTGGTCTTGGCGCTTCCACTTATCCCACTCAGTTTGTTGAGTCCGGCGCATTTGACGGCAAGAAGCTTGTTCAGCTTGCTCAGCGCGTTCAGGCTTACAACATGATGGCAAAGCCCGTTATCATGGGTACTGCTGCGGCTCTTATGAACGTTCTTCCCGATAGTGCTCTTGGTGGACGTCTGGTTATTGATGGTCGTGAGCCTGTTGTGACTTACGTTAAGGATTTCTACGGCTTCCCCATGTACGAGCTGCCTCAGGCTCCTACCGGCTCTGCTGATTTTGGTCTTGCCCTTGACGATACTAAGCTGTATGTCGTTAGCGCTGCTGTTAATAAGCCGGTTGCTGGTGTTATGTCCACTGCTCTCACGAACTCTAACGATTTCTATGAGAACGCTGACATCTCGCAGAATTTCACGATGCGCAAGGGCTACTCGTTCGAATTTATCGGGGCGAGTTTCGCTGGGGTTTATTCGATTACTGAGTAATTAAATAACAACACACATATAGCAGAGAGTCAATATAGGCTCTCTGCTTATTTTTGAATTAAAGGAATTAAAAAGGAGATAATATAGATATGGGTAGACCCCCGAAAAATTCTGGCGCAAAGGTAACATCACAAGTTATTGATGAGGTTGATAAGAATATTAATGTAATCGCGGTTGACGCAGAAAAAGAACAGTTGAAGGCACAATTAGCTGAACAGCAACAGAAGATGGATGAGCTTATGGCTCAAATGAAGCTTATGATGCAAGCTCAGGCTAATATACCTGCACGTGAACTGTCCGGGACTAAGCCGACTAAGCGCAATATTAAGTTTATTAATATGACGGCTGGTGGCTTTACTATTCGCGGTACTCGAATGTATCATCTCGATAAGCAATTTGATTATAAGTTGCTTTCTGAGACTGAGGCTAAGATTGTTGTTAATAACATGCCTAAGTCGGTTTCTAGTGGCTTACTTTATATAGCTGACCACGACTTTGTTGAGGAATGTGAGCTTGATGATGTTTATGCTGATTTACTGAGCAATACTGACCTTGAGAAGTTACTTAGTCGGAATGCGACTGATGTATGTGAGATATATCGTAATGCAAATGATGAACAGAAGGATATTATTATTAATATGATTTCTGGGCGGCTTATTAATGGTCAACTTGTTGATGCAAATATACTTATGCAACTTGGCAAGCTTTGCGGCAAGGATTTAATTAACATAGAACAAATGGAAAATTAAGGGGTGATAAACCATGACCGAGTTTGATTCGGTGATAGATTTAGCCCTAATAGACGTAAACGATTATCGTTTACGGAAATTATATGATAAAGATATTGACGGCTTCAAGCGATATTGTGATGGCTTTTTAATAAGAGCTGTTCAAGATTTTAAGGATTGTCGGCAAGACCTTGCTTATGATACTGAGACGCGTACATTTGAATCAGATTTAACGCAAACAGAGCAAAAGATATTAGCTTACTTATGGGCTGTCCATTGGTATCTAAAAGATAATCAGACATACGCTCTATATAGAATACATCTACAGAATAGCGGCTCATTCAAGAATCATAGCGAGGCTCAGAATTTGAAAGAAAATTCGGTATATGCCGATAAAATGCGAGAAGAAGTTGATAGACAAATAAGAGCATATCAGCTTGAAGATATATCATCTTATTATTGAGAGGTAGTAAGATGGGTAAAATTCAAGACATTAATGCAATTTATAAAATTTTAGGGCTTTATGAGGATATAGATAAGGCTGATTCACCTGTTAATCTTGATAGTTATTTAGGCTACTTAGATAGAATGTATATTCATTGGCTAGGTTCAGGGCAATATGAGATATATAATTCTATTAAGGGTCTATATATATTAGGTCGAGAGGCTACACATCAACAGGTTAAATCGGTCGTATTCGGGCTTATTGATAGCATTAATAGGCTGGAAGGGACTGGTGATTAATGGCATTTAAGTTTTTTGATAATGCTATAATCAATGAAGCACAGCCTATGCCCGATGAAATGTATCGTGAACAACAGCAACAATATGTATTAGAACAATGGGACAATACTTCGGTTTTAGTTACTGTACAAGAACAGCAAGGGCTTGGCAGTAATGAATATAAGTGCCTTGAGGTATGGATCGATTCTACTATTGCTGATACCACGACTGGACTCAAGCAGCCTTATGACTTCAATAAGATTGTTTTCAGAGATATTAATCACACTACTATGTGGGGATTAATGTACAAATTTGAGAATAATTATTGGATAGTACATAGCTATACGCCGTGGGATGGAGTTGTTCAATCATGTGGTATAAGAAGATGTAATAATCGGTTAAAAATAATTGACCCCGATAATGGGGCTATATTTAGCATACCATGTGTAGTTAATTATGATATGGCGGCAAGCAGTCTTAAAGTGTCAAGATATATCAATACACCGAGCAATCATGCAACAGTAATGGTTCAGGGCAATGAAGATACATTAAGATTATTTAAGACGAATACTAGATATATGCTATCTGGGAGACCGTTTAAGCTGTTGGGTTATCAAAACGCCGTTGAACATGATTTAACATTACAACACGATACATTATTATATTTAGAATTATATCTCGATGAATTACATGATGGTGATGATATTGTAACTGGTGTGGCTGATAACGGTACGTATGAATATTCGATTGCCATAGGTGATGATATTCAAGCGATTAAAGGCGCGACTGGTCAAATTAATACTACTGTTTTGTTGAACGGCAATGAAGTGAGCCGAGATATAGTATGGGATTATGATAACACTGTAATAAATATTACTGATGATGGTTCTTATATTATTATTGGCGATGTGGGGGATAAAGCCACTATTACAGCATATCTTAAAGGCAATCCCGATGTTAATGCTCAATGCACTGTTGAAGTTGTAGAGACTTCGGCTGATGCATGGAGTATAAATGCTGAACCTGAAATATCTATTATTAAACAATATGAGTCTATTGATGTAACATATGCTCTCTATAGAAATAATGTCAAACAAGATAACATAACAGTCGGAATAAATGTCAATAGTGATAATATATCTATTATATCTATTGGTATAAATACATATAAATTTACTGGTGTTAAGATTAGCTCTATGCCGGTTGAATATAGTATTGAAGTCAAAGATGATAACGGCGATATAGTATACACTGAAACTAAATCTATAACTGTTACAAGTATGTTAGGAGGTTAATGTATGTATAATAGCTTATCTGCTTTACCCACTAGCTTATATAAGATACTTGAATATCTTGTGGTTAATAATGAGAATATATGGAAGATGCTTAAATATAATGGCTACGATGCATTGAGCAAGCCGAATTTAACCATAGGTGAAAAGTTAGATTTCTTATGGAAAACTGGTACTCAAGAAAAGTATGGCGTGTTTTTAACTAATTTAGTCGAGGATGCTATATGTGAAAGCAAGTGTATATTTAAGCTATATAATTATCATGTTTATGCAAGTCCGAGTGAATATCTATCTACGGCTGTATATGAATTTGATTTCTTATATGGCGGTACTATGGCGCTGATTGATTATAATGGTATTCCTACTAATCGTGGGACGCTGTTTATCCATGAGATATTAAATACTCTTAATGGTGTTTATATCGGCGGCGTAGGCAAATTAATATTTAATGATGACCAAGCAAGATATGATGCGGCTCATAGTGTTATTGGTAATAGTAAAACATTCACAGGAGTACAAATGTGGTTAAGTACGCAAATGGGCGATTCTGGCACGGAGGTTGGATGTGGCGGCTTGCATTTGGTTTTTTTAACAAGCCCCTTTTAAAATC